TTCATATGCAACATTAGTAATTAAATTTAAATACCATCCACTAAGCGCAGGATCTGTGCCAGATATGTTTGTAAATATAGCATTTCCTGGTATACCGATTGCTCCATTTACATAATAATCTGAAATATTTATATTAGAGCAAACTGTTGATTGTGAAGAAGAATACGATAACACCAACTTTGTTAATGGAGCAGCTGTTGTTGTCGTTGTAGTTGTTGGTAAATTTCCACAACCATCACCCTGCGTAAAGGTATTCATATTACCTTGTATCACTGTTGGTGCATTTGGTGAACATACTGTTACTCCATCTTGATAGTTTACTCTTAGATTATTTAAAACATTATTACAATCATAATATTCTATACGACAATCAGATGGTGAATTACATCTATTTGATGTCCAATAGAAACAAGTAAATGGAGGAGTAGTAGTTGTTGTTGTACTTGTAGTAGTCGTTGTTGTCGGACAAGTTCCACAAGTCATACTCCATTCAGCTGTATCAGATGATGGTGATGAAGGATCTGCCGGTCCATATTCTACTAAAACATATCTTCCAGTTGTTGAATTAAAATCATAATTAAATTGTCCGCTTTGAGAAACGTTTAATGATGCACCCCACGGTCCAACCCAAGTCGCATATCCAACCCAACCTGAAGTAGCAACTAATCCAGTTGAATCATAAAGATTAAATCTATTAGGTCTATCTATTGCATTGTAGGTAAATACTCCACATTCATTTGTTGATGAACAAACTGATTCAGTAGGATAAGTACCATACACCAATGATGATGTTGTAAATACTTCAGTTCCACCACCACAACTATAACAAGGTTGAGTTGTAGTTGTAGTTGTAGGAGCTATTGTAGTTGTAGTTCCACAAGTACTTCCTTGCGTAAACGGTCCACACCCACTTTGTCCATAAGTTCTGATACAACCTAAATTAACAGTTTGACCAGCTGATACAAATTGTGATTGTTGTACACCATTACAATCAACATAGTAAATTGTACAACCTGCGATAGCAGTGTAAGTATAATTGTAACATTGTGGATTTAATGTTGTTGTTGTAGTTGTACCTGCTGTCGTAGTAGTTGTAGTAGGTGCAATAGTTGTTGTAGAAGTTGTGGTTGTTGTACCAAAAGAATCTATATAAAAACTATTATTACAATTAGCATTTTTATTTACTAATTTTATACAAATAGTAGTATCAGGAACTGTCACAATTGCAGTTGATGATACTGATGGCAAATAAACATTACTACCATCTACACAAATTGTAAAATTACTACAATCAGTAGAATAGTAAACATCAAAATACGGCCCTGCCGAATTTTCTTTAGTTGTTAATGTTATTTGTTTATTTATATTTGCCATATTATGCTAATTCCCAATTTAATATTTCTTCATTCCAAATATAAGAATTTCCATCTGAAGGATAAGGTATTGGTGCTTCCCATACACAAGTATCTTCATTTAAAATCCAAGAAGAATGTGGTTGTGGTAAATAAAAAGCATCTCTAACTTCGTCATAGATATAACCAATTCCTGCATAATTTTTCCTTAAAGGAGTTCCTCCTAAACTATGAATACCTAAATTAGTATTATATGATGTTTGTATCCATTTACCTTCCAAATGTTTTATAAAATCTTCTTCAGCAACTATTACATTTGTTACGATACTATTTTCTATTTTTGCCCAATGTGCCATAATTAACTATTAAAGTTTCCTGATGAATTAAATGTATGATAAGTATATCCACCGCTTTGAGTTATAGTTCCTCCTGTAGCTCTAGGTGTTCCACTATATCTTATGATTACAATACCACTACCACCATTTGCAGCAAAATCAAAAGTAGTTTCATCATAACCATTAGAAGCACCACCTGCACCACCTCCTGTGTTATTAGTACCATTTGTACCTCTAAATCTTTGTGGGCTAGGAACTGCCATATTTATACCACCATGTCCACCACCACCAGGGCCTCCAGCACCACCAGTTGTACTTCCTGCATATCCACTACTGAATCCACCGCCACCGCCACCACCGGCGTATGTATTTCCATTTAACCAAAGTGATCCTGAACCACCAGCACCACCTATGTAATGTCCATATGTTGCACTATATACTGAATTTTGACCTTTTTGAGATGCACCGCCACCACCTCCGGCATTTGAATTAGTATCTAATTCTGAACCAACTCCTATTCCACCATCAAATCCTTGACCTGATGTTCCAGAACCTGATGTAGAATTTCTATGTGCTCCACCACCTGAACCTCCATTTCCACCATTAACATTACCAGCTATTTGAGTACCAGCTCCAGATCCACCACCACCTATTGCAGTTAATGATAAGAATGAAGTGTTACTACCATTAGATCCTGAAGTATTAGTACCTCCACCACCTTGTCCACCAGCACCACCTGCTCCAATTATTACTGAAAGAACACTTGAAGAAGCAATTAATTGTGATCCAGAAAGTAATCCACCTGCACCGGCACCTCCACCACCATTATAAGCTCCACCGCCTCCACCTGCTACAATTAAGTAATCAATTGTATAATTACTTCCAAATGTAGTTGTAGTAGTTGTACCAGCAGTTGTTGTGGTAGTAGTTGGTGCAACAGTCGTAGTAGTACTTGTCGTTGTACTCGTAGTTGTACTCGTAGTAGTTGTTGTTGAAGTAGCCGTAGTAGTTGTAGTAGTTGCAGCTGCTGTCGTTGTTGTAGTTGTCGGAGCAGCAGTAGTTGTACTAGTCGTACTTGTCGTAGTAGTAGTTGGTGTTAATGTAGTTGTCGTAGTTGTAGGGCCTGCAGTTGTGGTTGTAGTAGGCCCAGCAGTTGTAGTGGTAGAAGTAGTTGTAGTTACTGTCGCACTATCAAATGTGAACGAACAACCAAATACGCCTGATGAAAGAGTATCTGGAATAATTGGCCCTAACAACTGAATTTTACATTCACCTGTTTTTAAGTTATAATCATTAATTGCTCTTAAATGATAATAGTTAGAACGAAATTCTACAATATCATTTAGTTCCATTTTAAAATATTCAGCCAATGGAATGATTGCTGAAGCATTTAATAATCTTGTTTTCGGATTATATAATAAACCTATATATGAAGCCCAATAATCAGTATAAAGTGTATTATTAGGTTGAGAACCATATACCGGTGTTTCATTATTAAATAAAAGAGAATTAGAACCCGTTGATGGGAAAGAACCTGTTATAACATTATAATGGTCAAAATAAGGAAACTCATTTACAGGAGATGAACCAGATCCTCTTTGACTTACATACCATTGTTCACATTCTAAAGTTCCGTTATAGAAGTAAAGACGTGGTAAAACTCTATTCGGATTGTATTGTGCATCCGATATAAAAGTTGGTATGTATATTTGAATTTTTTGACTCATATTATTGATTATCGCACGAAGTTATATAAGTAAAAGGTTGTCCCGTAATAGTACCAATTTTAATACATCCACTATAATAAGTAGTACCAATATCAATAAAGTATTGTCCTGGTGAACCATCACAATTTGTCCAATATGCCCATCCACTATAAGGTGCTGGCCCAATTTGATAAAGAGCACAATCAGCAGGTGGTTGATAATTATCAACTGAACCTGATAAACCAGTACCTTGTAAATAAGTTAATGGAGAAACACCAAATCCTGTTTCTACTTTTAACTCTCCTTGTGAGAAGAAGTTAGCAGTATCAGTATAGAAGGCAGTACCAAAAGGTCTATTCTCTGCTTTACTAAATTGTTGAGAAAGATAATCTTGATCGACTGTATCACCAAATGATAATTTATTTACACCTAATGTATTTGCAGGTATAACATCAATTGGATTTTTAAGATTTACATATTTGTTAAAATCTTTAATTTCTCCTGCATTATACCAATCGTTAAATGTTTCAACAACAAATTGATTTAATTTTGTTTTATCAGGATAGATTATAAGATTAAATTTCTTTTGTACTCCTTTAAGAAAATCTATTAATTTAATACCATTTGTACCATAAGGCATATTAGATGGTATATCCATTATTCTATTATCTGCCGCATTTGCAACTTCAGTAATTTGTAAATAAGATTTTGGTTTATCGTTAGGGTCTAATACAAACGTAAAGTTGTTATAAGGTGCATTAAATTGATCAACCCACTCTAATCCAAAATAATATGTTTTACCACCATCTAATACCGCAGTATTAAATTCAGTTTGTACACTAAATGCTTGGTTTTGATTTGTATCACCAGCTGCAAATCTACTATTTACTGATTCAGAAAAAAATTGATTTATATTAACTAAAACAGTAGTAGAATCATTAGTTAATGAACCTGTCTCTCTAACATAAAAATAAACTGCAGGCCCTCCTAATGAACCAGATAATTGTATTTCTAAATTTATGATACCTCTTAATGAAGAAGATACCGGTAGATAATAAGAATTATTAGTACCTAAAAACCCATTATTATCTTTTTCTTTATTATACCAAGGTAAGTTAGTAATAGTTCCTTGTGGTATGTTAAGAGATGTTTGATTACTTCCACTAAATGGAGAAATCTTAATTGTACCATAATTCTCTAAATTTATATCCGCATATTCAGGATACTTTAGTGAATTATTACAAAACATATAAACATCATCTAAATAACTTTGTTGCCAAAATGATCCTGTATATGTGTATCCAAATTTATCAAAGATTGCATCCCATACCTTTTTTAATCGAATTGATGGTTTGAAATCCTGAACATGCAATGCACCTTCATTATCATCAATACCAAAATATCTTTCATTTGGTGTATAAGTAAATCCTTTACCATAATCTGCTAAAGGATAAACGATATCTCCATTAAATAAATTACCATGCCAACTTGCACTAATATTTGCAATTGATGATGTATGGTTATAAACTGAAAGAGTATCTAAATCAGTTAAGTAGTAACGATTCATATCTCTTGCAAAAGATGATAGTGAACCATATAGAGATACTTCGTAACTCTCTACTCCTAATCCTTCTTTAACGGTTACTTTATTTAATTGTAAATAACCACTTGCAATGTATATACCATCAAAATCTAAGTAAGCTGGTACTTTAACGTTTGTTGCAAAAAGATATGGTGAATCAATACTAATATCATATACATGCTCAAAAAAGGCATTGTTCTTTTTTGTCGCAGGTAAAACAATAGTTCTACTAAAATCAGCAGGTAATGTTCCTATATCAAATAGACCTGTAATATTATCAGATACTAAAATATCTTCATCAGTAAAAAGGTCTAATATACTTCCACTCGCTACTAATTTATACGCAATTGTATTAGTACTCGTAACTCCCATATTAGATAATTAATTTATATTGTTGTCCCCAATCGAATCCAAATGAGTATTGAATTGTTTTATCTACTGCATTTGTTTTGAACGTTAAGGAATTTGTATTAATTGTTATTGGTCTTAAATCTCCTGCTGCTTCATCATATACCCAATATGCCTCATCTGATACTAATAATTCTTTAATAATATCATTATACTCTTCATCAATCCAAAATGTGTTTACAGATAATTGCTGAGTAGCATTTGTAACATAAGTTAGATTTTGAGAATCATAAGAATTATAACTTAGTGAAGTTCCTTGCCAACTTCCTATTTGTGGTTGATATAATCTTTTATCAGTATTAAATGAATTTTGTGATACCATATAAAAGTTAAACCAATCAAATTGTCCGAATCTATTCTTCCATTTAACTCTTACGTTTGGATATTTTTGTTGACATGCATAGATAAACTGAATAGGTAATCCTAATGCAGTATTTCCAGCATATGCCTGAATGGTATAGTTTTGTAGATTAGTTGCAGATAAAGGGAATCCACTTTGTTGTGGGAACATAGGAAACTGGTCTATTTGAGTAGCAGTAGTATTTGATGTACTCGCTAACACATATTGTCCATTTCCTGTTGAACCTGAATAAACTATCTTTGTTGGTATTGGTGTTCCTAAATCTCCGATATATACCGAACCTTCTCCTTTGTTATCATCAAAGAAATTTTGTTGTTCCGGTCCGCTTGTCATTATAGGCCAATGTATTGTTTTATTTTGAATAGGTTGTCCGATTGATTCTTGGAATATACCATATCCATCTAATGCTTTATATACTGATGATGTTAAGTGAGAACCCGTTACATAGGTTGTTCCTACTTGCCATTGAGTATAGAAATCACATTTAAAAAATTTTACATTTGAACCATTAGTTTGTGCTAAATCGGTAAGTGTTGAATTAAGAATTCTACTTACATCAAACATACCTACACCTGAAGTGTTAGGATATTTTAGAAGAGTATAATCTGAACTACCACTATTGTTTACAGCACCATCCCAATAATACAAATCTGCTACATATTGGAATCCAGTATTTGTCGTATCGGTTGAAGACGAAACTGTAAACACAATTGGTGATTGTGCTAACGATGCCGATGCTGGAGTTTGTAATATTGCTAAAGCCATAAATAAGTTACTTTACTATATAACAAAAAATATAATTTACTTAATAGAGGAAAATTTCTGAAATCCTTTATCCATTTTAGTTTTTATCATCATTTTCAAAGATTCATCTATAATTCCTGCATTATATTCATTTATCATATTTGAAAGTTGTTGTGAATCTCTTGCTTTTATGGCAAAATTGATACTATCGGTGTTTCCTGTCTTTTGATTTTTTACTTGCCAACTAACATTAGGATCATTCCAAAATTTACCATATCCTGCACCTGGCGGAGCAACATCTAATGATAGGGAATATCCCAAACCTGATGTATGCTTTTTAATCATACCAGAAGGTCGGTTATATGCCGCTAATTGTGTTTTTAGATTACCACCATTAACTCTTCTACGCGGTGCTTTGGCAACCGCTAAACTAAGATAAGTGTTAGCAAGTTGTGCTAAAGTAGGATATCCTTTTGCCATATTATAATAAATTAAAGATACAAATATCTTTATTATTATGAACAGTCATATCAAAGGTAGCAACCCAACCAGCTAAACCATTATCAAAGTTATCTCTGAATGGTACACAACTAATATCACCATTGATTTCTGCTGCTTCTACTGCTCTTTGTGTATATGATGTTAAATCATTAATGATAGCTAAAGTATTAGCATGAATATCTACTACATCATATACTCCCTCATAAGGAATTACTTGTGAGTTTAGAGAACCTGATGATTCGTTATTCTTTAATTTAACTTTATCTGCTACCGTCAATTGACATGTCCAAGTCGTAGTTCTTTCACCCATACTTGCATTAGTAATAAGGATATTACCTAATGGATATGCAGGAAATTCTTTACTATCTATATCAAATAAATCTCCTTGTTGTACACTACCAATTGAAGGGTGATTACTCATCACTGTCTTCCAATAATCTAAGATATTGTAGTAGAGATTAAAGTTTTGTCCACTATCGTTAATTATTACACCCATTCTAATTCTTTTTTATAAATTGATTCCTCCGAAGTATGTGTTACTCATATTTGGATAAATCTGAGTCATATTACCTACGGATTCTAAGTATTGTGGAATCTGATTACTATAAGCAATCAAATAGTTTTGTAATCTAGTCGCATAATAATCTGCGTTGTTCTGAGCCTTAGCTAATAGGTAATCAATTTCGTTTTTACCTGGCGCTATTGATTGATCAGACAAATGCTTTACTGCACCCTCGCTTTTAAAAGATATCCCACTAAATGGAATGTATTCAACGCAGGAGTACCATATAAGGGTTGGTTTGATATGGTCATCCATCAGGTCTTGATAATAAGCGTTTAGAGAACTAAAAGTATTATTTGTAATTTGTGCCTGAAGGTAATAGAACAATACAGTACCTAATAAATCTAAAAGGTATTTATCTTGCGCAGTTCTTACGAAAGGTAATAATTTATCAGCATCAATAGCACCCTGTAATGGAGTGTTTTTGATGATATCGTTTCTTGTTATAAATAATGCGTATGCCATATATTTTAATCTTTATAAGTTTCGTAAGCTCTACTGAAACCGTATTCGTAAGTTCTTATTGGTTCATCTTCCTCCATTTGTTCAACATTTTCAGTTGTATCTTCAATCACTTCAGGATTCTCTGCCTGTTCGTTGATATCTTGCTCAACTTCATCTATTGATTGTCCAGTCTCTTCAGCAGTTGTTGATAAGATTGCCAATGGAGTTAATTGTTCAAAGTATAATTGAGTATCATCATATCCACCTTCTAATAATGCCGCTGTTAGTGTATTGATTACTAAGTTTTGGAATGGATTAACTGTCATCGTTTGTAAAATAGAGAAGGCTGTTTTCATCTCCTCTGATTGTGAACTAAATCCATTGTTTGCAGTTCTTATACCAAACAACAACGGAGAAGTAATACGATGGGCCACAAGGATTCTATCCTGTGCATATTCTGCAACATACTGATACTTTTCATGTAAGTTTTCAATATTAATTGTATCAATTGTAGGTTTATTCGCTGCATCATCATTAAATGAAATCATAAATCTACCTGCATTTCTCGTACCCGTAAATTTACGTTCAATTAAATCTTCAATAGTATCTCTCTCTTCAGGAGCAGGAACACCATTGTTCATATTAATCATTACGGCAGGTAAGAAACCATTCTCAATGTTGTTGATGTGTAAGTTACTTAACTCTGCTTCAACATAAGAGAATTGAAGGGCAGAAATCCAATCAGGCGTTGAATAATAGTATTTGCCTGGAGTATAATTCTTTATCCATAGGATTTCTCTCTTTTCGTTAGAAGTACCAAATGCTGGGATTTGTATCTTACTTCTTTGTGCTTTTAAATCGTACCAATCAGTACAATAAAAATAATTTTGTATTTTAGGTTCTCCATAAAGTTTTTCCGCTCTTAGAGTTTGTACCGGTATGTGGTAGAACTTAATTATCTTTGTGTGATCATCATTCCAATATACCTGATAAGCACCATTACCATACAATTTCAAATCAAAGATAACTCTCTTTGTTTCTTCTTGTGGTACTAAACGGCTTAACTGATTTTCAAATGATAAATTTTTAGTATATAATCCTTTTCCAAAGATTAAATCTGATATACCTTCTATACAAGCCGCATTGGTTGTAGATGATTGTAATGCCTGTGTTACAACAGGATAGAAATCATCTTGCGTTTGAATACCGAATGGCACCCAATTATAACGTGTCTTTACATCTTCAGTTATAACTGGAATATCTTGTTGAGTAAGATTAACTACTGAAAAACTTTGATACTTCTTATCCATATTAGTTCATTATGATATATTGATTATCAGTTACATTAGATATGTACTGATTATTTTGATTTGTGTATGCTGATACCAATGATTCAGAATGATAAACTTGAATAGTTCCATTCCACACATTTAGTGAACCTTGAACTATTGAAGCTCTATATTCATCACCAATACTTGCACTTACTATACTTGCAGTGAATTGTAATAACGATTCATAATCATCATATGAGTAATTACTTATTGATGAAGTTGTGTTTACTAAGGTGAGCATGTTTTGTAATTGTAGAGTAAGAGCAGAACCTGAAGTTAATTCATTTGTTCTTAACGCTACATTATTACTGCCTGTGATGTAATAAGCTATCATTTATCTCGACTTTATCTATATTATATATAACAAAAATCTATTCAGTTTTTCCGACATAAAAAAAGGGTAGTATTTCTACTACCCCTTATTTAAGTTTTATAGTTTATATATTATGAACCATATACGATTGTTCCACCGTTCAATACTGAAGTTGGGATTGCTGAACCTGTTGTTGATCCAGAAATAAATGATGCTGGTAAAGATTCTTGTCCAGTAAATGTTACCGAATAACCATATAGGTCACCCAATGCTCCACCTGTCTGAATAGTACCCGCAGTTACATCTGCACCATGTTGTTCACCTACTAATAAAGTATCTCCGTTGTTAGTCCAAACTAATATTTGAGGTCTTCCATAAGCCATTAACTTTAACTGAGTTGTCATCTCATTTGTTAATTTCTTCAAATTCAATGTCAATTCTTGAGAGAAGAATGTTGTACCATTTTCTCTTGAAGTGTTCACAGTTTCAGTATAAGCAGAAGTTCCCTTAAGTTCATAATAATATAATGATGAAGAAACTGGCAACGCTGTTACCACTCCACTTCCGTTCTTAGTGAAAGATCCAGTAGTGTAATTGATGAAGTAAACTCCTTGAAGTCCACCTACGCTCTCCTTACATACTTCCTGTCTTCCAGCTGATAAGTTACAAGCCATAATATTATTATTTTTTCTTTTGTTTTTTTAACTTCGTAAATTAGGGAGAGGATTTTACACCTCTCCCGATTATTTTTTTACTTTATTAGATTAAGCGAATGCTCCGTAGTAAACGATATCTTGTCCAATACCGAATTGAGTTCCACCTGTCCATCTCATGATGATTCTAAAGTTTTGAGAACCATCTAAGTCAGCCATGTCTAATACTTTTACTTCGTTGTAATCTGATAATAAACCAGTACCGAAGAATAAGTTAGATTTTTGTGCTGCTACAATTTTGTTAGCACTCATACCAGGGCAGTGTACGATTTCGATACCATTGAAGTTGAATGGTTTTTCACCAACGTTCAATTGGTTGTTCCATCCGTTTGCTCCTACTGCACCACCAGCTAATGCTTGTTGGTAAGCCTTTGCAACGTTAGTTGAAACATAAATCAATAAATCTTCCTTACCATATACCGCAGTTGGGATAGAGTTTACAACTGAATCCAACTTAGATAATACGTTAGCTGAAGTTACTGAACCAGAGATAGCTCCAGAAGTAGAAGAAGGTGAACTAGCACCTGCTGCGATTACTGAAGTAGCTGATGGAGATGCGATAGATGCAGAGAATGCAGTTTCGAATCCACCGAACTGACCGTTAGTAGATGCAGAACCTTGCCAAATTGAAGTTTCAGTACCTTCTGCTACGAATGCAGAAACGTAAGAAATCAAATAGTCGTTGAAATTAGCAGGGATAGTATCAAATGCACTATATCCTAATTGTAACGCTTCCCAAGAATCTAAGAACTCTTGCTTACATAAGCTCAAGTTAACTTGTAATTCTTTTGGTTCTAAAATTCTCTCTGTCAATGCGATTGAACCAGAGTTTACGAAATCACAAGATGCATCAGTTAAGATTGATGTAGCTTGTACTTTCTGAATCACTTGCTTGTACTTCACATTTGGCATAATAGTAACGTACTTATTATCCAATGTTTTTGCACTAAACAAAGCTGCGCTGATATACTTACCAGCGAATTCACCCGCGTAAGTTGAAGTTACGCTAGGATTTCCTAATTGGAAATTTTGTCTTGCTTTCATTTTTAAATTTTTTTAATATTTTTTAGTTATTGTATAAACGGTCTAACACTCTATTGTGAGAGCTTCTAACCACCATTTTATCATTGTTTGTGTTGTTAGCCTTCATTAAAGAGAACTTATTTGGTTTAGTAGCATCTACTGGTGCTCCATCTAACTTAGGAAGTTCTTCTTCATCGATTTCTTCCTCTTCTTTAACTTCGATTTCAACTTCTGCCATCTTAGCGATTTTCTTTTCCATTTCCTCAATTCTATACGCCATCTCTTCTAATTTCTTATCGTATGCCGCCATATCGAATGGTGA